ACAGCTGGCGCTGCAGGACCGCAGGAACAAGAACTGAAGTATCAGTACTGTCAAGGGCCTTCTGGATCACGCGCTCGTCGTACTCAAGACCACGCTGATCAGAATAGGCCTTAGCAAGTGCCTTAGCACTCATCTGCGAGGGGTGCTTGCCAGCGATCTTCACAGCGAGCCACATATCAGCAGTCAGCTGTGGGGGAACGACTGTAGTAAGATCCTCCGGTGGGGCGTCGATCTTAGTTGCGGCCTTGGCCCGTACATTGATCTGGGCGTCAACGATCTCGTCAACCATCTTGCGAAGGTTGCTCGAGCGTACGTCCTGACCCTCTTCTGCGGCTTTCTTGGCATCGGCCAGCTTCTTTAGCTGAACGAAAGCCTCATCCGCAGTCATACCTTGGTCAACAAGAGCCTTTTCAAGAGCGTCCATCTCTCACCTCATCCTTTACTTCCAGGCCTTGCCGGCCAAGTACTGCAGATGCTCATCAATATAATGGGCGATCTGCTCCGTTGGATCGTCTTCTTCTATAGTATCAGCTTTCCACGCGAAAAGAGCAACAGCTTCCTCTTCAGTCAATCCCAGTTCTCCGAGTCTTTCTCGAAGATCGACCGCTGCATCGTCGCCGACTCCGGCTTCGACCGCGGCTTCTTTGGTTTCTGGGGCGTCACCTTCTTGATCGTCTTCAGGCGTTGCTTCTGCTTCTTCATGAGCACCCAACTTAAGTTGCAATTCCTCGATGACAGCATCCTTCTTAGCACACTCGTCGCATACCTCCACCTTGTGCTTCACCTCCTCAGCCTTATTCGACTGAAGAAGTTCATCCATAACCTCTTCAGAGGTTTGCTCGCCATTCGTTGCAAAGCTCATGTAGTCCAAGAACTTCTGATAAGCATTTCGCAACGCATTTGGATTATCAGGGATTGGAACACCTGAAAGCTCAAGAAGTTCCCAATTGAGGTACTTATAAGCCGGTGGCCACATAGGCTCACCGTCGCTATTTAACCGCCTCTCAGCTTTGTGGACAATAGCACCGACGCTCACTGCGTGCAAGTAACCTTCCTTGTACTTGCGGTACACCTCCATTGCGAATGGATCCTTAGCGTCGAACTGGATCTTAAAGTCAGCGCCCACACCAGAGATCTTCTGAACGTCAAGCGCCTTCCCAATAGGCAACGTTACTCCTGAATGATCATGTGCCCAAAGGAACAAAGGGTTCTTGGAGTAATTGGTGAAGTCCCCACCGTCAGCGACCATAATGTCACCAGAACGGTCCTCATCTTCGGTGGTACCTCGAAAGGATAGGATCTTAGTTTCCTCATCGAACTCCTTAACCACAAAATCAGCATAGTAGCTTCTAAACCCTAGCCGATCCTTTGTCACCTCTTCCATGATCAACTCCCCACTTTTCTGTGCGTTTTTGCTTCCTTGTACATTGCCTTCAGGACCTCATCAACGTAAGCCTTCGTGGCGGGATCGCCAGCACCGTTCTTAGGAGTATCATTGACGGGCGTATCTTTTACACCTGGAGGCGCAGGAGTCTTAGCAGGATCCGCAGTGCTAGGATTATCACCCAGGAGTGGGTGGCCACTAAGAGGCACAAAGTTAACAGGGATAATCGGGTCGTCGCCCCATGCGACCAAAGGAAGACCAAGATCACGACGAATATCATTAACGGTCATTACAGCCATCGTGCCATATGCTTTGTGCTTCTCCAAAAGCAGAGCCTCATCACGTGGGAGAATGTTTAGGAACTCGCATTTGATGCTGTCGCTATATCGGGGTAGCAGGAACGTATTTAGGGTGCTTGCAATGTTGGCGAGGGCTGGGCCGACGGTCTGGGTACCAAAGTTTTGCTCATCTGACAGTGCTGTAGCCTTGTTTACATCCTGAACAAGTCCCACGGCTGACTTAGGAACGCCGAAAGCAGCCAGAATAGTCTCGCGAGCATTATCCATTTGGTTAACGAAGTCCATATCTTTGTGGGAAAGGCCTACCTCCTGGAAGCGTAGGCCATTCGTTGCAACCGCGACCTTATGCCAGTTACTCTGGCCGCGCTGTTGCTGCTCCCACATCCTGCGCAGACGGTTTACTTCTTGTCGATCCAACGAGTGGTCAGTGGACAAGTATCCGCCTGGTTGTGCACTATTGCGGAAGAACTGGTAGTTGTAAATCTCGGCATTCTGATATGCAGCGAGAGTATACCTCAATGCCGACAAAGGACTTGCCCCACGATAGAAACTGGCAGGATCAGGGTTCGGATAGAAGAAGTGAACGATCTCTTCAGGCTTAAAGGATACTCGCTGCCCCATTACATCGTAGATATAGCCCTTAACCATTTGGCCCCTAGCACCGCCCGGGACAATCTTTACGAACGAAGGGATCAAAGGATAGATTTGGGCCGGGCCGCCCACGACATTTTCGTTGATGTACCAGAATGCCTCGCCCGCTGATTCCATATGCTGGTGTAACAGTGTGCGTAGCTGCATCTCTGACATCATGTCATTGGGCCGAGCCATGACGTCAAGGAAGACGTGCTGTTTTACATACTGTTTAGTCCCATTTGAATCAGTCGTATAGAGAGCCAAATCGGTACTTGCGCACTTCTTCGACACACGATTAACGCAAATATAGACCCAAGCTGCGTTTCCGTACTGTTGAAGGTACGATTCGGTGTCAGTGGCCGGCCCGACCCCAAGCGCCCCTACAGTCTCTACATTGTAGAGATAAGGAGTGCCCTCCGCAGGAAACCCTTTAGTAAGACCAAGCTTATCCAGGAGGCGATGAACTGTACCTCCTTGAGCTACTTTCATTCGTCCTCCTCCCATACTGAGAGCAGATCTGAAGCCTTCATATTATTTTCTTCCCAATAGAGGAGCGCCTGAGTCATGGCGTCAACTTGGTCGTCATGCATCCCCGTGGGGAAACGTGCGCACTCATCGACGAACTCCTGTACGTCGAACGTGGCGATGTTCTTGTGTGGTATCCATATATTACCTGATTCAATGTTGGGAGTCACGGCGAATACGCGGGCTTCCTTACTATCTTTAGGATCGTATGGTATAAGCCCTGGAACCGTGCTCGTTAAAGAGTCGATAACCGCCGGACCGTTTGCCTTGGCTTCAATGAGTTTCCTCCGGGCAAGCGGCCACTTTTTAGATAACTTTTGGACTGCGCGCTGAGTTTCAGTGAATGTCATGCGATCCCGAACTTGATCAAGCAGGTACCTATTAGCCTTTCGACGCCCCCAAACCTGCCCCACAACAAAGTCGGACTGCTTTGTATCCTTGAAGGTCATGTCCCAACTCTGAATGATCTCATCAAAGCTCTTGGGTAGAGTTTCACGAACGTAATAACTCCACCACTTACGCATGATGATTGAACCTTCAAAGGCGCTGGGCTGCTGCTGATATAGGGATTGCCATACGTACTTGCCCACCGAGTTGCGAATGCGGTCAAAGTCTTTCTCGGTATATCTTTGGGGACATAAAGCTTGGCCAAGCTGCCGACCAATTGGATCATCCTCAGTGTCTGCAATCGCAGGCATGCTAATGATCTCCCACGCTTCATCGGACTCTTCCAGAATACGCCCAGCTAAATCGTCCTCGTGCCAACGAGTCATCATGATGACAGCGGCTGCCCCAGGCTCGAGACGGGTGTAAGCTACCGATTGCCACCATTCCCAGGCTCTCTTACGAGCCGTGGGGGACATAGCTTCCTCGAAGTTCTTCACAGGGTCGTCAATTACCAGGATATGTGCGCCCTTTCCTGTCATTGGGCCGCCAACACCAGCGGTATTCATGCTCCCACCCTGTGAAACTGCCCAGGATTTAGCGGCACTTTGTCGCCCATCCAGAGAGACCCCAAAGACGTCGTTGCCCACTTCAGTCAGGACCCCGCGTGCTTTTCTGCCCCAAGATTCGGCGAAATCCGCCTCATATGAGGCTAAAATCACCTGTTTATAGGGCCAATTTCCCAGCACCCAAGCAGGAAAATAGTGTGAAATTAGCTCACTTTTGCCGTGTCTTGGGGGCATAAATACCATTAATCGCCGGCATCTGCCCGCTCCAACCTCAACTAATTTGCGATTGACGATCTGAAGATGGGCATATAGCTTCCATCGGTTCTCGGAATGGTACCTTGCAAGGCCTGCAGGGGTGAGCTTAGCCTGAAGGAGGGGATCATCAATTTGGGTATCTCGTAGTAGGGTAGCCATTAGATATTCCTCAGTAGACCTTTAGGATTCCTGCCTTCTTTGCAGGAATCTCTGGGTTATCAGTCACCTTAACGTGTACGACATAACTACCCACTGCTAGTGTTACAGTACCTCCAGGGCCAACCATACATTGGGCGATTGCCCTGTAAGTGCCGTCGCTTTGTAGTACGGCTGCCCCATCCCAACTACCTGAATACCACGTTGCCCCAGCAGCGACGTCACTGGCCGTGAAGGCAAACATCACCGTAAGGGCAGTAGGATCATGTGGAGCAGTCACTGCTGCAGGTACGTACTCTTTAGAGATGGAGCTAATTTCCCACTTCATGGTACTCTCCAATCACTATCGGCCAGCTCCATCTCCCAGCCATTTTCTGATTTATTGGCATCCCAACGGCTATTTGTAGAGTATATCCTCCAGTGGCCATCAATAAGCCTAGCAGACCATTTGAGCTCGGCCCCCACAATCTCAACATCCCAGTCTTGGAACGGAGGCACGCGCTCAGCGATAGCCCTCGTTGTCGTGACCGCGTTCGAAGATATCGACATCCCAAGGTTGCCACGCCCAGTCGCTGTCGTGACCGCTGAGGCCGTGGCACCTCTGCGCCATATCTGAGTGTTCGTAGCGACAGCCGTACTGGTGCCAGTAGCCGTTGCTGTTCTGACAGCAGTCCTGATGCGAGCCGAGTTTGTGGCCGTTGAGACCGAAGCGGCAGTAGCGTTACGGCTCTGACTACGGATGCGGTTAGCCGTCGTGGTCGTGACAGCAGCGGCGGTAGCCGTTCTGACTCTGATGACTGACGGGACAGCAGTCGTGGTCGTTGAGCATGATGCCGTGGCCGTACGGACCCAGACGCCTGACTTGATGGCATCAGCATAGGTTGTGGTGACGGAAGCAGCAGCTGCTGTACGCTTGAACTGAGCAATCTTGGTAGCAGTAGCCGTCGTGGTGCAGACTGCCGAGGCGGTGACGTAAGCCGTGCGAATCCGAGCAGCATTCGTCGCCGTCGAGGTCGAGGTAGCGGTCGCATTTCGGTATGCAGTGCGCAGTCTGGCAGCGTTGACCGCCGTGCTGACCGAAGCAGCTGTAGCGGTCCTACGGAACGAAGCAAGGCTCGTGGCAGTAGCTGTCGTGGTGCAGATAGCCGTAGCCGTCCGCTCTGCCCGTTTGACGCCCGTGACGCTGGCCGTCGTAGTGGCAGCCGCAGAAGCGGTGCGAGTGTACCCAGTGAACTTGAACGCTGAGCAAGTCGTGGTAGTCGTTGATGCAGCAGAGGCCGTGCGCTTGAGCTGCGCTGACCTGACCGCCGTAGTCGTTGCGACCGCAGATGCTGTAGCAGCCCTGACAGCGAGTAGTTTCGGCGTGGCACTTGCGGTAGCAGTTGCCGCTGCGGTCGCTATCCTCGTGTAGCCCGTGAACTTGAATGCTGAACAGACCGCCGTGGTCGTCGCTGCAGCTGAAGCAGTACGCTTGAGTTGCCCAGATTTAGTAGCCGTGGCGGTACTGACCGCCGAAGCCGTCGCAGTACAATAGGCAGTCCTCAGACGGGCCGCATTGGAGGCCGTAGAAGCCGCTGTGGCGCTTGCGGTGCGGTAGGCGGTACGTAGCCTTGCCACGTTGCTTGCGGTCGCTGTAGAGGCTGCTGTGGCCGTCCTGACGGCAAGTAGCTTGACGGTCGCGCTGGCGGTACTGGTACACGCTGCTGAAGCCGTCCGCTTAAGCTGACCAGACTTGACAGCCGTAGCCGTAGAAACAGTCGCAGCAGTCGCGGTACGCTGGAGTTGACCGAACTTGAGTGCAGTCGCAGTAGCAACGGCACTGGCGGTTGCTGTTCGTTTGAGTTGCCCAGACTTAACCGCACTGGCTGTGGTGACCGACGCAGCAGTCGCAGTCCTAATCCACGTCCTATACCCGGTCGCTGACGTGCTGGCAGTCGACGCTGCGGAAGCCGTGCGCTGGTAGACCGTACCGCCAGTAATCTTCTCCCCAGTAGCAGAAGCTGTAGAAGTCGCGGCGGCAGTCGCAGTACGCTTAAACCCGCTGAACGCAAGGACGCCAGCATTGTAGTTCTGGAGGACTTCGGCAGCAGAGAGGGCGCGGTTGTAGAGTCGAGCTGTTGTTTGAGTACCATAGAACGTGTTGCCCCAGCCGCCACGAGTCGCCCCATGAAGTGAAGTCGTATCCGGCGCGTAACTACCTGCAGGGGGAGCCACGGGTGTGCCCACCGAGGCTCCATCCACGTATAGACGCAGGTACGAGCCGTCGCACGTACCTACCATGTGGTGCATCACACCATCAGCAACACTGCTTGGCCCGACGACGGTAGCCTGACTGCCTGCCGCATCCCTCATAAGGAATGCAGGAATACCAACACTGACACGTACACAGGTGTATTCGACAGAAGCCACGTCCCGCGTTTCTGCTATGAGCATCATATACGTGGTAGTGCCGTCACTCATCTTGAACCACGACTCGAATGAGTATGTCTTGTCTTCAGAGAGGCTAAGGTCGGGGAGACTTACTCTGCGCCCAGCAGATGACGTTGTAAGTCCATAGGGATTAGCTGCGCTGCCGTCCCCACTCCAACCGTCTGAGGTCGTCCAGCCGAAGTTCTGGAGTGCACCATCGTTTACTTCGGTCAGGTCATCCCATGTAGAGGTCGGGTCCGAGTTGTTGCCGGGGAGCGTGCCGTTCTTGGCGAGTGCGCCGAGGAACTCGGCGACGAGTCCAGACGAGACTACCCGTCCACCGATGGCCTTGGCACTGGCTGTCGATACAGATGCAGCAGTAGCCGTTCTCTTCAGCTGACCCGATTTGACGGCATTTGCAGTGGTGACCGATGTAGCGGTCGCTGTCCTGTAGCTAGTCTTTAGTCGGGATGCGGTCGCTGACGAAGTGCTGGCAGCAGTAGCAGTCCTGACGAACTGAGCAGAACGAGTAGCTGTGGCTGCCGTCGTACAAGCAGCAGACGCGCTGCGGGTGTAGTTAGCTCCTCCCGCTACAGCATCAAGGAGGAGGACGACAGTCATCTAGCAGATTCCGAACTGAATGAGTGAAGAACGATCGGGACTAGCCGCCGCAGGCGATCTGACCGCGACTAGACCCAAGACCTGACCGTAGTTGAAGTTGCTTGTGGAGGTGATGGCACCAGTAATACCTGTCGTGTAGGTAGCATGACTACAGACATAGCCCCACCACGGCGTAGAGGCGTAGTCGCTTGTCCATGACGGATTATTGTTGGTAGTTGCGAACACTGACGGCGTAGCATCACCTTGGTACTCATTGAAGGCGATGAGCAGGTCGCCGGTAACGGCGGGGGTGAAGCCCGTGACGGATATCTGTAGAGAGGCACCGTACTTGTAGTCCGAATACTCGACTGCGCCCGGCGTGCTGACCGCGTAGAGCGCCCCCAGAAGATGCACTGCTCCAGTGTTGGCGACGGTGACCACGCCCGCGTCGATGTCTCCTTGCACGCAAGTCTTCGTCCAGACCGTGACGCGGTGGGTGTCCGCGCCGCTCTGGAACAACTGCGTAAAGCTTGCAGGAGAACCGCTGGCGTAGGCTGCGTCCTGCAGCAGCCCGTAGACCATAAGGTCGCCGACGGCCAGTCCGTCGGGGATGTTGACACTCAAAGGGTTGCCGCTACCCACCACAAAATGTGCGTCTCTGAATGCAGGCGTAGCCATCACATCCCCCAGAAGCCGTTCATACCGAACGGGTCGAAGGAGACCAGGCCAACGTCAACGTAGCTGTAGTTGT